CCATACAATCTTTATCATTCAGTGCTCTGGGTATACCAGACCTAAATGTTTTGAAGTCGGCAGCAAAAGCAGCACGTCTCATCTTTGTTCCAGAAATAGCAAAAGTATCTCCATCAGCATCTCTGCTGCCTGAAGATTTAATTTCCAGTTTTCTAAAAGAAAACTCCGTGCCGTTATATTTATGGAGGAATGACATGGCTGATACCCTATCAGATCCTACAAGAAAGACTGCCTCGTTATACCCATGCATCATAAGCTCCTGTAAGATCTCCACGGGTTGTTTAGGACCCGAAAAGATTTTACCCTTATGCTCTGGGAACATCTTCTCCATGTAGAATAGTTTACGATTAGGTGGGAGGGGATTCTTTCCTTTAGTGTCGTGGGATTGAGAAATATAAATGCGATAATCATGTCGTCCTGATGCACGTTTCACTCCGTCAAAGTTTTCTTTGTGACCAGTAGTAGGTGGTTGGAATCTGCCGAACGTAAAGTAGCAGGTCTTACAGTTTAACGCCATTGCTTTTGTATCGTGAAGTTGTTGAATGCAAACTCAAATCGATTGACAAATTTAATCATACTGCCATCTTTGTGCATAACATATCCTTCAGGTGTCGTCACTTTATATCCATTTTCTGTCTGGACATAAGTTCTGAACTCTTCAAGGTGGTCTAGTTTATCTATAACCATTTGTTTTAGATCTTGCAACTCTTTGTAAAGAGCAATCATAGTCTTAAACTTATAAACGTTATCTAGAAGATAGTTTTCACTCTCATATACCAGCGCACATTTCTTGGTTCTATTAGCAACTGTCTTGATCTTTCCCAACTCCTTCTGCATCTTCTCATCGTAGAAGTTTACCAGGGCGTTGATCGTCTCGTCCACGTTCGTAATCTGTGTCCCAGCTCTAACCTCACTGTTGAAAAATTGTTTGATGTAGGTGGAGATGTGGAACTTCGCATCGCCTGTGCTACCCATATTGGAAACGAGATTGTCAAGAAAAGGACCAGCAACGGCACACATGCGTTCAATTTTTTGGACATGATTATCAAAGTTTCGTAGTTCCATTTGGTTAAATCCAACTTGATCCATTGGTGTGTCATTTTTAATCACCAATGCATCAGAAGAACCAGTAATATCAGCACCAGCTCTTGCTTGCATCTCTGACAAAATATTACCAGTGTAATGCGTATGGAATACTACGCCTATTTTAGCAGTCTTTGCTGCTTTTCCAATAGGATGATCTACAGGTATACCATATGTAATAGTATTAGGTCTGAATGTATACAGTCTCTCTCCTTCAACTGTCTCTGTCTTTAGATCGCTAGTAAATAACAGGTCTCCCTGTATCACACCTTTGATACCTAGTTCACTAAAGTATCTCAAAGAGAACTTTAGTTTTTCTGCCAAGTCTCCCTGATATAGCATGTCAATCTTTGCTTCTGATGCACAGATTTTTGGTTCAGTCTTATTAAATACCGACTTGGTTCCTACAAAGAAGTACCCATGCTCTGGATGCACACCACATATAACAGACGGAGCACCATCCCATTTAGTTTGCATGAAACCACCACTCTCCTGATGACCCAACATTTTACGGAGTTCTTTCAAGAAAGATACTGCTGCCTCACACCCCTCGGTGCCATAGTTCAACATCTCATCTTCTAGATGCTCTAGGTGCTTAAGCTGTTTAATATTTGACATCAGTCTGACTCAATCCCTTTCTCTATAGAACCAGGCCAAGGAGCAACACTCATCTTTAGTCCTGTTGCTAGTTGTGTACCAGAGAACTTAAATCTGATCTGGACAATTTGTTTTTCACCTGCCTTAACACCAATAGTATAACCATCATCACCACCTAGGTTCTCATACTTAAGTGGTTTATTCTTTTTAACCAGTGCATCAAACTTTGCATTGCCTAGTGGGTCATCAACTGTTGCCTGAACGTTTGTTATAGTTTTATCAGATCTACCAGTCACCTTGACATACTTGGGTAACTTATCTGTGTCAAGCAACTCATCCAAAATATACATTTTGATATCAATGTCACCCATCTTGGTGAATGCATCCTTCAAAATGTCTCTACATCCACCAAGAATTTGTTTAGTATATTTTTGATTGACTATCAACCAATCAGGATCACCCTTTTTATTTTGCTTTGTTGGTTTAAGTAGTCTTTTAATTTCATCTTTATTCAAATACTTACCAGCATAAGGCACACTAGACTCTTTATGTGCAGATGCAACTCCTTGTTCTAACAGTTTCTGAAAGACTCCAGGTTGTTTGATAAACTCTTCAATCTTGCCCATGCCTGGGTTCTTAACAGGTGCCTCTTGAGTCAGTGTTTTGAGCAAAGATTTAGCAGATAATCCTAGATATGGATCAGCATACTTGGTAGAAGATTTAAATTTGACAAGTACATCAGTAGGGTTGTTCTTACTCTCCGACACATAAGAAGAACTATACTTACCAGGTAAACTTCTATAGTTAAAAGACGATTTAGCAGTCCAATATACCTCATCTACACCAGTATATCCATGTTTACCAGCCCACTCCACAAACTTGTCTGCCATGACTTCTGCTTGAGCAATACGAGCCTTCAGTTCATCAGGTTTTTTAGATAATTTTTCTACGCGATCATCATAAACTGCCTTGTCAGTAGAATCTAGTCCACCAGTCCAAGACTTGCCATTAAGATACCAGGCACAGTGCAGTTCGTTAACGTCAGCACTAATATTTTCTGCCATAAAAAATACCTCCCCTAGTATTTAGAGGAGGTATAAAAGTTAGTTAGATTCTTTTCCAATATACTGATGAGTCAAAGTATAATGATGCCTGTGTTCTTTGGTTAAGAGATAGTATCCTACGATTTGTTTACCATCATCCCACCATCCATACCCGATCAAACCATCAGTAATATTTCCACAATCGGGTGTTTTATTAGTATGAAGATAGTGATTAAATTTTTCATGCAGGTTGATCATTGGCAGTTCGTTGCTGACATATCTATATTATCATGAAATCCTCACAAATGGAGGGTTCTTTATAATATTTTAACGATCACCTGCTGCACGAACTTCTGACTTGTGGGCACTAAACTCACCACCAGGGTAACGTTTCTTCAGTTTGTTGATATTGGTATCGATTACCTCATCGAAGGATATATCAAGTGCCATTGTAGCTTGAGCAACGTACCACATAACATCACCCAACTCAATAATAAGATGCTCGCGGTTATCTTCGTTCCACGGTTTTCCTTGGAAGACCATTTTTTTAATGATCTCAAGGAACTCACCCCCTTCAGCATTAATTCCAACACCAGCAGTAAGAAGTCTCTCAATATTGGCACCTTGTCGATCAAGATCACCGATACGATCAGCAAAGTCAACAAAGTTTGTAGAGCACTCTGAAGTAACTGCTGCCACAAATTCTTCATAGCGTTCAAATTGAATGGTCATGTTTAAATTACGAATTGGGAAAATTTGTCTAGTCTAGATTGCCTGTCAGAGATATCATCTAGGCGGTCCATGGTCTCCTCTTCAGGAGCATCAGAAGATAAGATATCACCTTCAGAGTCATCGACATTATACAGCTTCATTTTTGATCTGTCAATGCCTACAGTGAAGCGTCTGTAATAGGCAGCATCGTTGTATCTGTTCTTGAGTTGCTTGATCATGATACGACCTGACTGCTCTAACTCTTCAGTAGATATGAGAGCAAGCATAAGATCGGCAGTAGCGGGAAGACCAAAAGATTCACTAGTATCTGTAAGGTCAACATCACTATTACCAAAACCACTCCTAGTAGTTTGAGTAGCAGTGACAACAGGTAGGTCATGTTCGACCGCCAGACCACGTAACTCTTCCGCAATCGCTTTGACATAGGTATAAGAGTTAACAATGTGTCCTTTGTATCGTGATGAAGCACAGATGTTTAGATAATCAATGAAGATTATATTAGGTCGGAAGTCTTTCTTAAGTGAGAGATCACTCAACAATGACTTGAAGTGTCCAGAGTGTGCTGCAGCAGTAGGATACTCTTTGATAATCAATTTACCTTGAGACTTCCTACCAATCTCATTGACTCTACTTTTGAATATAGCTTCAGGCATCTCACCAATCTCTTGGATATTAACATTCAAAAGATTAGCATCGATACGTTCAGCAATCTTTTCTTCTGCCATCTCTAGTGTGATGTAGAGGACATTATATCCAATAGAAAGACATGCTGCTGCCATATGACACATGAATAGTGACTTACCCACACCTGTACCAGCAAGAGCAACATTAAGTGTCTTGTTAGGAATACCACCCTTGGTGATTAGATTCAACTTGTCGATATCAAAGGGAATCTTATGCTCTTCAAGGTGATAATAGTCATATCTTTCGTCTACATTTTGAATGTAGTCGTGTCCGATGTGTTCATCAAACGATACTGCGAGAGCCTGCTGTAGGATACTCGGGATCGCATCCTTTGATACTTCCTGTTCACCCGATCCCTCTGCGATTTTGATAGATTCGAGGAGGGCGTTGTATACTGCCCTCTCCTGACACCATTTCTCCGTCGCATCGACCAGCCACTTCGTCTCGATAAACTCTGTACCAAGCGAATTAACATACGATACAGTTTGCGTGTAAGTTTCTTCAGTAAGATCATTTCTTTGAGTTAGATTAATGATTAAGACTTCTTTAGTCGGATACTTATCATACTTGTTAGAGAAATCTTGAATCTCTTCAAAGAGAACTCGCTCTGATGGTTCCTGAAAGTATTCACCTTTAATAAAGGGGACTACCTTACGAAAATACTCCTCATTGCAAAGCAAGTTTCTTAATACAGAATGTTCAAGCTTCTCCGTCATCGTCTGCTCCATACAAGAACGTCTTCTGCGCCTGTTTATCTAGTTTGGCAAGAACTTCGGGTGAGAAATACT